CTGCCGATGCACTACCAGCTGGGTCGGCAGCTTGGCCTGACCCCTGCCCAGGTGAAGCGGTTTCACGCGGAGGTCATGCGAAAGGCCGCTGAGGGGCCTCAGCCTGCAGTTGTGGCCGGGACAGAAACGCTGGCCATCATTTCGCTGGCTGCATCGGCCATCTCGATCGGTCTGGCGGTCGTTGCGCAGCTGTTTCGCCCCGGTGAGATCAGGCCGGGTCGGCTGAGAGCGGTGGCCCGAGAGGGGCGGACGATCAGCGACATTCGCCGGTATGCGCCCCGCGATGGTTTCGACTCCCTGCAGGATGTTGCGCCACTTGGCGAGATCATGCCATTGGTTTTTGCAAATCGTGAAACCATTGAAGGTGTTGTTTATGGCGGCGTGCGGATTGACACGCCATTGCTCTGGAGTCAGATACAAACTGTCAATGGACAAGAGCTGATCAAACTTTTGTTGTTGATTGCCGATGGTGGTATTGATGCGGTAGATCCAAATGGTTTTGCGATTGGCAACAACATCTTAAATGCTTACAATCTTGATGCTGGTACTCAGATTGGTTCTTCCTATTCTGTCTACCTTAAGAAAACTGGTGGTAGGCCAACATCACTTGATTACATCGCCGGCAAGCAAGCATCGCTTGATCCTGGTAACTCTCAGAACTACGGTGGATCTGATGTTTACTCTATTCGTTCAATTGATCGAAACTGGGCGGCTGACTTTTGCGCAGTATCAAAGCCAAGCACCAATGCTCAGTTTGGTGTTTACTCGCTGATTGGCAATAACATTGGATTGCGTGTTAATCCGATCTTTCGTCCAAAATACCAGGCTCAGTTGGTGCCGGAAGGTGATGACGGAGACGGCAAGGTCAAATGCCAGCTTGATGAAGTTGTTGACGCAGAGCGCAGAAAGTCCAAAGCTTTCTTTTCAACAAGATCGGGCCTTATCAGCGGTGATGCTTCTGCTATTGGCAACACACTGACTTATGTATTGCTTAAAAGCAGTGATGCTCTAACTGATTTTGGCAAAGCTCTTGATGCTGGTGCATGGAGTGCGACTGTTCGAGCCGAAAGAACCTCCGGGTCTGGCACTGTTGCACCTGGATATTCTTCAACCGGAAATACAACCTCTCTTGTTGTTGATGGGGTTTCTACCTCCAGCGTGCTTGCTAGTCATATTCGTTGGCTCGATGCAAGTGATCAAGTTGTTTCTCAGCCAATCGTCACCGTAACACCAAGCCCGAATCCCAACAGCAAGAAGGTAACACTTAGCACAAGGCTGAAGTTTGATGAGAATTATCCATCACCCTTGACGGCTGAAGAGAAAAGACAGCTGCTATACACCAAGTTCAGGATCACTTTTGTCAACTCTGTTGTTGACAATGATGATGAACCATCTGTTTATTATCGTGTTGTTGCAAATCAAAAGTCCGACATTAATCAGACCTACTCTCTGAATGTTGACTTCCAGAATGAAGAAGCTTCGCTGTCAATCAACTACGATGCAGCTTCCACTAACTACACGATCAACGAAACAGTTCAGGTAGTTGAGGCATCTTTCAATAAAGCTGATGTTCATAGCGAAACCGCTGGTGATGCGGCTTCTACGATTTCTGGCAAACAGCAGCAATGGGACGATTCTATTCAGGTCGGCTCCTTGTATAAAATTGGCACTGCTCTTGTTGTCTGCTCTGCAAGAACTCCTGATGGTGAGGTCTTCCAAAGCGAGGCAGACTTTGATCCTGTCACTTCCGCCAATGGTCAAAGCATAACAGCAACTTTTACTGTTATCAGGCCAGGTACAATTGCAACAATACCTCAATCCACCCTTGAGGTTGCCGCCAATGCTGAAACCCAGCCCGGTAGAGCTGTTGCAACAAACTTTCCGCATGTTATGCGGGTTTCTATCGGTAGTTTTACTACCACTCGTAAGACACAGCTAATCAGCATAGGCATCAAAAGCAATCTTGGCATTCGTGCAACTGGTCTTTGCAACTTTAGGGATGTTCTCTCGTTCTCCGAAGTTGATTCAAGGGCTTGTCTATCTTACAAGGGTGACATAGTTTCATCTGGTTCAACCCTTAAACAATACACTTACACTTCTGGAACTGTTACGACTTCTCAGACACGATTCTCTTTTCACAGAATCAGGGTCAAGAAAAGTGGTTCCTCTGACAACTGGATTACATTTCCTCAGCTGTACGGTTTCAAGGGTATCTCGCAGCAAAGTCAGATCAACTTGATTTCAATTCAGTTCCCAACAACGGCTGATTGGCAGATTGAGTTTGAACCTATCTCAAGTTGGGAGATTCGCTCTGGTGCTGCAACTGGTGAGCTGATCGTCATTGACGACAAGCTCTCTGAGGCCACGTCGTTGATCACTCGGGTTGAGGCCGGGGCCACGATCTACCTTCGCGGGGAGGTGGTGGCCAGGAGCGCTGCCACGTTCCGCCTCCCAGGGCTCGCCAGGGGCGCCCAGAAGGGCGGCGGTGACCTTGGACTGGGGTATGCAGACGGAGGCCAGTTCGTGGACGAATGGGGGGCCTTAGCGGAGTCCTTCATCTACCCCGAGGTGAGCTGCACCGCAGAGAACGGACCTGAACATGAAATTGCTTTTGTCAATGAAATCGTTCAAAACCTGACGGCACCGCAATACCAAGACATTGCAATTGCTGGGTTGAATATCTTGCCCGGCACAACTTTTCAGCAGTTTGGGCAATTCTCTTCTTACGTGCTTCGCGGCAATCCAAAGCCAAGAAGGCTGCTTAATGGCTTGACACCAGGGCCAACCCATTTGCTCCCTGATATTGGATTGTTCCTGCTAACAAACAGGGAGTATGGCAGCGGTGAGTCTGTCAGTGATGATCAAATTATATTTGAAGATTTTACTGAATCCGCTCAGTGGTGCTACGACAACAGATACTTTTTTGACGGTGGCTATGTTGGACAAAACAATCCAATTGAGTGGCTATCCGATAAGGCTCCGTTTTGTCTTCTTGATGTTTGGGAGATTGGCAGTAAGTTTTCGCTGACTCCTGTTTTTCCTCATTCGCCAACGGATTTTACTGACTGGAACGTCAGCGCTAAAATATCTAACGTCTTTAACTTCATGCAGATGCGAAACTTTGCGTTTGCATCTATTGATGAGCAAACCAATAGAACAATTCAAGTTTCGATTAAGTGGCGGGAAGAGCGGCAAGGCGAATCAATCTCCAGTCCTGGCATTTTTCCTGTTGAGCGAGAAATTCTTGTTCGTGAGGCAGCGCCATACGGCAGTGAGTCTGATCCAATCGTTAGAGTTGATCAAACATCGGATTGGATTACTAACGAAAAGCAAGCCATTGATTACGCTAAGTATTTGATCCGAAAGGCAAGACTTGAATCTCAAACGGCAACGATTGAGCTTACTCAAGATTCCTTGTTGAATCCATTGAAGCCCGGCTCTTACATTGGTATTCCGTTTGAAATGACTTACTTTGACGAATTCAGTTCTGGTATCGTTAGAGAAGATGGTACGCTTGTAGCTACAAGTGATATGCAGCCTGGTGTATATCAGGCGAGCATTTGGAATGGGCAGCTTGAATCTCCTGTTGAATCTAGTACGATTACAGTTTTAGAGGATGGCACCGCTTCGCCAACTGGAATCATATTCATTGTTGAAAGTCAGCAATCTGATTTCCGCACATACAAGGTGATGGATGTTACCCCTGGTGAAAAAGCTGGATTCACCTTGCAGGTTGTTGAAGCACCTACAGACTCCAGTGGTAGACTGTTAATGTCTCAGAACTGGGGCAGCACTGTATCTGATGCCTACTGGGTTATCTTAAAGTAATGGCCATCCAGTTTCCCGATCTTGTTCCAACCGATATGTCGTTTGATCCTCCCCAGTGGCCCGTTGGGGAAGATGTAAGCATTGGTGGCGTTTACACTGCCAGGCGATTCGGGAACAAGCCATCTGAGGGCCGGTTGAATGTTGAGTTTGAAAACATTGCAAACTCGGCTGCCGCTTCCATCTATGCAGCTCATGCACTTTGCAAAGGCATTGAGAGTGTCATTTTTTATGAAAGCTTCTTCAATGGTGCTGGACCTGAGCTTCTTCCGTATCTAAATGCTTCTGCTTACCCTGGTCTGAGATGGTTCTTTGTTAAAGATGCTCCGCCACGGATCAGACGTGTAAAGGGTGGCAGTTCACTGTCAAGCATGAGTATTGAATTTAGGGCCAGACTTGTGGCCGGTTGATCTTAGAATGCTTGCACTGAGCTACCTTGATCATGTCTGCCGCTACCGGCTCTGACGCTTACGTTTACTGGAACGGCAGCCATGTGGGTACTTTCACTTCTGCCGATCAGCCAACTGAAAAGCCAGCTCTTGAGACAACACCGCTTGGCGTTGCTGATCGCACTTTTGTAAGTGGCGGCCTTCGATCAAACATTTTCAATGGCTCACTGCTTTACGACCCGAACGATGCAGCTGCAGTTTCGTTAATCAATGCCATTGACGAAAACAACGTAACTGATGGAATTTTAAGAATTGAGTGGATCAAGAATACTTCTAATGGCAATCGACAAGGAACTGCAATCGTGACTTCTCGGGGAGCTTCTGTATCGGTTGGAGACTTGCTACGAATTAATCTTTCGATCCAGTTCACCGGACAAGTTCAAGGTACATTCTAATGTCTGTTATTGTTGGTTATGGTGGATATGTTGAATTGAGTCGAGAGTGGCCGGAGCCGACTGCTTTCCCTCGCTCCAGCCTCACTTCCAGCAATGCTTTGCTTTGTCGTGAAAAAGCATTTTGGACTGGTCAGCGAGTTCTGATTTACTGCGATCTTGGTGTTCCACTAAGGTTGAACAACTTGACTTATGCACCCTGCCCTGATGGCCATAGATTCTGGGGCGGCTTGGGCGTCATGGGTCCGAACACCGCTCATCGCACAGACAACAACGGACCATTCTGGAGGACAGATGGACTGATTGATTCTTTTTATGTTGCTGGCACTCCACTGAACCCAGCTCCAGAAACTTTTATACCTGGAACAATTAGCAGTCCAGCCACTGATTTTGTTGTCGCTTCTTTGCAGGGTGGCTTGGGTGGCGACTTTTGGGAAAATCAAACATCGGTTGGGTTGCAAAAGACGGCATCAGCATATATCCACAGAGATCCACTGGACAGAATTACTTTTTACGAAAGCGAGAATGGCGCAATTAACAGAAACCCAAGTCAACTGATTCAGCTATCCCCGGTTTACTTTGACAATCTTTTGATAGCTCCTTACAATTCATCTTCTGCTTACATAGCAGCGATCGAAGCAATTGGAGAGGCGATTTTCAATGAGCACCCAACTCAAGAAACTCCAGCAAGCAACTATCTGGACATTCCCGATAGCATCACTGATATTTCTTCCAGTCCAGAGGCTCGCGGATGGACGATACTTGCCGGCTGTCGCGAATGGGCCTTGCAAACAGATCCAACCATTCTTGACAAAACCGCAATTGGCGAGGATTATGGAGACAGCGTGAAAGATGTTGTCAGGGGTGCTGGCAGCTTTGTTTCCTTTGTCAACGAAACTCAACCAAACTCAGGTGTGATTGATGCGCGTGGTTTTATACGACTTGCCATTATGACTGGTACTGGTTCAAGGGCGACTGCAAGATTCCGCTTACAAGAGCAATCGCCTAATCTTGGCTGTAATACAGCTGATTCTGTTTGGATGGAATGTGATATTCTTCTTGGCTCTGGAGAGCTTAGAGTTACTGTCGATGATACGGTAAGATACTCTTCTGAGTTTGTCGTTGTCCAGGATAAAGATGGGGTTGGCGTAA